TGATTATCAACGGACGCATAGGATTCCCATCCTATGTTAATGGTTCTATACTCATGTACGTGACGAGGTTACCCAGGGCAGATGGCTTTTCACAACGCCATCAGCTTAAACCTGGTGTTTCTCGCTACTTAGCGAGCCTCGACTCTGGGTACAACTATTGGCGTTCTCCCGTTTCCGTCTCCGGAATTCGAAGAGATGTTCTGGCTTATGGTAATCCATATAATGGTCCGCCTCCTACTATGCTTAAAGTAGCGATCGGCCATGCTTATCGAGCTTTTCGATTACCCCATCCTGTTAAGATGCTTCATCTTAATGATTTATTTGATTATGATCTTAACATATGGAATAAATCTCCAGGACTTCCCTGGAAGGGTTTAGGGTATAATACGAAAAAGGAGGTCGCACAGTCTCCTAAGGCTAGACAGTCTATTAGATGGTTCTGGCATCGTATTAAAGCTGGAGAGCATTTGTCAGCACCTGACTCATGCGCCTTTGTTAGAAGCCATATAGCTGTTCCCCCTGAGTCAAAAGTAAGAGCAGTTTGGGGCTATCCTATGACCATTACCATGGGAGAAGCTGTTTTTGCTGTGCCTTTGATTGAAGCTTATCAGGCTAACCGGTCTCCGATCGCCTACGGTTATGAGACTGCACTAGGTGGCACCCGCCGCTTAGTTTGTGAGTTCTCCCGAACTCCCGGTCAGTATGTAGCTCTCGACTTCAAGAGCTTCGATAAAACCGTCCCTCGGTTTCTTATCGATGCTGCCTTTGACATCCTATCGTCTAACATCGACTTTGGTGAGTACCGTACCCACGGTACTGCTGATTGTCGTAGGATGGTAAGAATGTTTGAGTACATTCAGCGTTATTTCGTTGAAACTCCCATCCGTTTGTGCAACGGTGAGAGGTACCGCAAGCATTCTGGGGTTGCGAGTGGTAGTTACTTCACTCAGTTGATTGACTCCATAGTCAATTATATCATAGTGGAGTGGATGTGTCTAGAACTTACTGGTTCAGCGCCTCGCTCAATCAAAGTTCTTGGTGACGACTCTCTGTTTGTCATTAATCATCTTGTATCACTTGATGACTTTGCTGATCTCGCTAAGAGTATTGGCATGGAAATCAATGTTGGCAAGAGTGTCGTCTCTCGACACTTGAGTAACATGACCTTCTTGGGTTATCAGCTCAATGATGGCACTCCTACCAAGCCACATGATCGCTGGATGGCAGCACTTCTCCATCCTGAGAATCCCGACAAGAGTTGGGATGACGTTGCTAGTCGGGCTCTTGGCCTTCTCTACGCGAACATGGGTGTTGATAGTTCGTTCGATACCCTCTGTCGACGAATTATTAACGCGCAGCCTTTCGACCTCTGCCTCAGCCGCAGTATGGCTAAAATGCTATATGTGGTTGGGTGGGGGAAGATACCACCCGAACCGCCTGACATGTTCTATTTCATGGCTAGGTTGAGACTATTGTAGAACCCC